TTCCATCTGTAAACTGATACCCTCCAGCGTTAGCTGACCCGTGTAGAGCGAAGTTTAGATGTCCAAATCCCGCTTTCTTTGCACTCTCGATATATCTGTTAAATACATCTGGAGATTGAATAAGGACATCATCTTCAAGGATAAATAAGTGGTCGCACCCCCTATCTAGCATCTTTTTAAGTAGAGCATTTTTAGAGACTGAGCAACCTTTATTTTTAGTTGCGTTGATAAATTCTATCTCTGATTTATGGGTATCTCTGACAATATCATAATCCATGTCATATTTAGAATCAGAGCCGTCGTTATATGAAACAATGTAATCTAGGTCTCTTTTATTATCTATCACGCTCTCTACACACTGAGAAAAATATGCTGGCCTGTTTCGGGTCAAAATACCAAGTCCGATCATAATATGATTATATCATTGATACTGTTCTTTGTTTTTGATGTACTCGCCTATGTCTCTGACGTTATCCCATCTACCAGCCTTTGACTCTCTAATCAACTGTTCACGCATTGATCTTACCTGACCACTCTCTTGAAGAATTGAGGCTATCGACCTATCGATTGACGTTAGCTCAGACCCATTGGCTTGCAACCTTCTTCTATAGAGGTATTCTAGGTCTGCTACTCTGCCTGCGTCGAAGCTCATATATTAACTCCCTTAATCGGGGGGACTTTTAATCCCCCCTCAAAGATAGCTAGTTTAATTAGACTTGCTAAGGATGACCCAATCGGAATTGAGGATCTTACTTGCGTAAGTGCCTGCCCAGGAAGCAAGGCCAAAGCGAGCAGCAGGGTTACCACTGTCGGCTTTGTCGGTTACGATGTAGAGCTTGGGTTGATCTGTTGCTAGATCAAAACAACCAATAGCATCTTTCCCGTGGAAGTAGTTGTGGTACATAGTGACGGTAGAGGCAGAGCCTGTTCCAGTTTCACTATTTACGTCGATGTTGTTTAAGAAACGAACACCGTACAACTCACCCATTTCACCTTTGTAGAGATCGCCTACATCAGAATACGTCTTAGCGTTAAGCCAAGCGGTACTCTTGACGAGTGAAGACTTGGTGTAAGGATTGACCTTGCCCAAGAAGTATCCACTCTCGTAAGCTGGAGCTTTGTTGATCTCAAGCTGCTGGACGATAGCACGAACTTCTGGCCCATCAAGAACATCAGAAGCGGCTACAGTTGATGCGGCTTTGCCATTGGCAATACGCACTGTACCGTTTGATAGTTCATTGCGGACTATTCGGTTCATGGTCTGTCCCATGTTTTGACCAAGTAGAGCAATTTTCTCTCTGTTGTTCACGTCAATACTGGTAGTAGACAAGAATCGTGAGATCTTGTATGTGGTACCGTATTCAGCCAAGACAACACTAACGTTGGCTGCACTGATAGGACAGATAGATGGGTTAACACCTTCTGACAAAGCAGTGGTTTCAATAGCCTGGGGAGTATAGCGGTTAAACCAGATGGTTTTACCTTCTCCTGTACTATGGGTACGCATTTGAGCGCCCTCTTTGAGAACGAGGTCATACTCGGCACGGGCTAAAAAGACCTTGTCGTAGTATGTCTTCATCTCGCCGGTTAGACCGGTTGTGACTTCAGTCATATGATTCCTTTATGTATCCAAACATCTAGGTGTTAGTAAACTAATCCTAGCCTCTCTTCCATTTCCTTCATTGATAAATCTTTGAAGTTCTTCTCGCTCTTTGGAGCGGAGCTGGGGCGAAGAGCTGTTTCAGCGGCTTGTTTGGTTATAATTTCCTGCATTCCGCCAACTTGCTTGCTGATTGACCTTGTGTAAGGTTTCATCAGACCATCAACAAATTTCTTTAGTGAGTCGGTCGGGTTTTGTCTAACAAAAGCTAGACTTGCCTTAGCTACACTATCGGAAAGCTCAGGGTCGTAGTTATCACTCTCAGGGTCAAGGACGGAGTATTCCTCCATTACCTTAGTGGCTTCACGATTGACTCGTTCGACGTGTTGGGTTCTAGCTGTTTGTAACTCTGCAATAGCAGAGGCTTTGGCTAGTATCCGCTTCTCGAACTCGGCTGCGTCCACTTGACCTGATTCGTCGGTTGGCAAGGGTTGATTTAACTGATCCCAGGATTGCTGGGGCTGACTATTCGTCGTGAGTTTTTCAATTTGCTTTGCGAGTGAATCGGCTTTAGCTTCTGCGGCTTTAGCTTTTTCGTTTAGCTCTCTGATGCGATATTCCGCACCCTTTTTGTCAATGTGCTTCTCGTCATCTTGCTCTGGTTTTGCTTCTTCCTTGACGGTTTCGACTTCCGCCTTGGGTTCTTCAACTCCTAGATAAGACTCCTCGTTGCTTTCAGGTGACGACTCCTGTGTTACAACTTCCTCTTGTACGTCAGGCATTGTATCTGCCATATGTTGCGCCTCCTCCAGCGTTACATAACTTTTTTACGAGCGATACGATCTTCTCGCTAGTTAATTACTAGATTGTGGGGTCGTGCCTGCGACCTCACGATTTAATAACCAACTTTCTTTTTAATGATTGGCTGGCCTTCTTTATTGAATCCAGTCAATATGTTTTCTATGCCTATGTATACAGCGTGTTGTATCTCACACCCGTAACATATTATGTACGGACCACGTTGCCTCCAGTCGTGGTTCTCAGAGGGAGTGAATGAGTAGTCGGGCTTGTTAAAGTCCAGTTTTTCATTCAGCTCTTGCGTCTCTGGCTCGTTCGACGGCTCTTGCGGAGTTGTCGACGTATCCGAGTATCCTGTTGAGGACATCTTTTGTTACCTCCTTGACGGCTGTTTTACGACCAATATCCTCGTAGGACGCTCCATTAGCCATAGATGCTAGAACAGTGCTGTCTAGGTCTATTACAATGGCTTCTATGTACTTTTTAACGTGCTTCCACCCTTCTGTAGTGGTGAGGTAGTGTAGAGCCTCTTGCTCTAGCTCACCTTTAGTTTTAGATGCCTCTTCTTCTCCAAGAGATGAGAACTCTTGAAATATGTTCGGCTTAATAGCGTCCATTACATCCCCTCCATTGGCATACCTTGAGGCATTTGAGGTTCCTGTCCTGGCTGTGCAGGGATTTGACCTGCTCCTTGCATGGCTTGTAGGGCTTGAGCGAATTGATTATCCATACCTGCCATGATTTGCTCTTTACCAGCATCCTCGTTACCTGTTTCGTTATTATCCTCAAGTATCTTGTCCCAGTCGGTGATACCTGACGATGAGATAATTCTCTTAACTAGCTCTCCTAGCTTGAATGTCATCCCCTCACCCTTGATCGCTTCCATCATTGGACTTGTAACTCCTTGTGGTCCCATAGCCATCTGGTTAGTCATAAGCTGTAGGAATGTCATTAGGTTCTGCTGTTGCTGGGTCTGGTCTACTGCATAAGTGGAACCCGATACTATCTCGTAGTCATAGAGGATTGAACCTGTTTTATCTTTGTTGATTTTGAGTTTACCTGCCTTCTCATCGTACATCTCGGATACTTCGGGATAAACCTTAGCCAGTTCCTCTACCTCTTCTGAGAACATGCGAATTGCTACTGAGCCCGTTTGTTTCTTGGACATTAGGTTAATGAATTTACGAGATACTTCTTGTAGGAACTGCTCCATGTAGAATCTGTCTACGTTGTCTCTAGCGTTTTCTCTGGAGGATTGCATTTTAAGAGCCTGTGGAGTCTTGCCAAAGCCGGGGTCTACGTTCTCTGATACTGAGGTGTCTGATGTCCCAAACATGTTTAAAAGTGAGGCTGTTACTGTTTGATACACGTTGTTGAATGTCTGAGTCCCTTGTGGGCTTAACTGTAGTACCTGAGCTGCGTTACTTGGTGCGCCATTGACTAACCATTTAGCAGCCATACCCCATTTGATAGAGGACTGGTCTGCGATAGCCGATTGATTGATTAAAGTTGGTGGGAAGATTGATACCTTAACTGAGTCAAGATACATATTCCAGAGTGAGTTAGTCGTGTACTGCATGGACTTACCACGCTCAAAGTCAC